TCTATTTTGAGTTATTAAATGCCACTTAACAAATACATGTGAGTATGGAGCACCTATCCACCACCTAATTAATTTCGATCCTAATTTATTATTTCTAGATGCTCCAATAGTAATTTGCATATATTAATCTTTAACTTCATGTAACCAAAGATTACTTGAAATATATTTTGTACTTTGTCCATTATTAGTATATTGGCATCTAACAACCATTCCAAGATATAAATCTGCGTCATAATTAGATGTATTTTCGTACTCGCCAGAAGGCATTTCTACATTAAAACCAAATTGATTAAGTTGATAATTTGAACCAGGGGCACCTGAGTAAGTATTATTAGTAGTATCTAAGACATAGTAATTTATAGTATCGCCCAAATCACAACCAAAAATCTCAGCCCCTGAGAATTTACATGTATTATAAGGAACAATAAAGTCAATATTAGTAGTTTGCCCTGCTACAATAGTTGCATTTACCCCGTGAACTCTCTTATATAACTTTTTACCATTGGGTAGAGTTTTAGCTGCAAATGGTTGAGCAGTTGAGGTTATTTTCTTATTTCCCAATGATTTATAATTACTATTGAAATCTATATAATCTGCAGTTCCTGCTACTAAATAAGATTTAAGAATAAATCCAGAATAAGTAACATAAACAGCATATGCACCATTAGGTTCTAAAGTATAAATCCACCCAGATTCCGTGGATGTAATAAAAGTTTTGAACTCTGTCCAACTTATTTCTACAATCATTACGCTTCTCCAAATACAGCAGACGCTGTTGCTGAAACTGTACCATTAGTAGCTCTAGCTCCAATACTAATCACATCATCTGTTGACATAATCATGGCTAATTCTTTAGTATTAATAAAGATATTTGACGACTTAGATAGGGCGATGGTATATAGAACCTCCCCTCCAGTTACAACTCCACCAGTTGAAGTTGTCATTACTGGAGTATCTTCATCTATTTCACTCCATAATACAGGGTTAGCAAAAGTTGGATTTAATCTAATTTCAAAGACGACAGGGTTTGTTGCTTCAGATGCACAAGTCACTGATTGTAACATAGAGTCTGTTATAACTAACAAATTATCAGCTACCGATATTTTCTTTAGTGCTACCACATTCGTTAGAGAAGTTCCGATACCGCCAACACTACCGAACGTAGAATGAATCTTAGTTGGAAAATCTGCAATATTCTCATGAAATCCCGACATAGATGCAGAGTAAACGCTTAGATTTGTCGTGCTTCCAGCACTTGCCGCAATAATTCCTAGTTTAAATTCTGGAATATCAAGAGATGGTGTAGTATTCGTATTAGAGTAATGAATATCATGAACTTTTAAAAGCACCCCAGTTTCAGGATTCTCTATAAAGAAACTTAACATACCATAACCTAAATATTGATATTGAACTTGGAATACATTTCCCTTTGTTGGATCGAGGATGAACGGTGAGTGGTCGTCACTTCCAGATAGTAAAGTATGATGATTCCAATCTTCTTGATAATACCATGTATCCACAGCATTTGTTCCTGCCCCAACTTGAGAAAAGGTTCCAGCCAAATTTCCAGTTGATGATACTGAATATGTTCCACTTTTAGCACCAATACTTGTAGCTTGGAATATTATTGTTGCTCCAACATTATACGCATTCCAGCCAGAAGGCAATGAACCATTAGCAATTTCATAAGCATTCTCTTCAATAGAACCGTTATTAGCTGATCCTGTTGCTGTTACGTTATATGCTACACCATTCAATGTGACAGTAACGGTTTGGGATGATGTTGCTCTCTGAGTTAATGTTAACTTTCGTATCTCTGGTCTACCGCCAGTTCTATAGAGTATACCGAACTGAGTTCCATTATAACCAAAAGTTAGCTCATTACCGATATTAAATAGTCCTGCCCTTTGTATACTATTCGCCACAGGAGTAGTGAATCTCGCAGTAAATCTACCCAAAGATCCAATGCCCGGACGATAAGACATAACCTTTTTTGAACGAATAACTCCATATCCACCAACGCTAGTACCGCAACTAACTTTAAATTCTCTCCCTGGATTATTGTCTATATAACCAGCAAAACTACCTGTACCTGATGTATATGTTTCAGTGATTCTCTCTGGAGTTCCTTTAAATGCACTAATATTAATATAAGGACATAATTGGGCTACATTTAATGCTCCGAAAGCAGTTTTAGTTAGGTCTAAACTTAATCCTTCATTATCACCTAAATTAATATTATGATAATCACCGTCTGGAGTTTCACCAACTAGTACAGCTCTTACCAATTCAGCATCACTATAATCAGTAATTTCGGCGGATAAATTAGTAGTTAGGTGTGACTTACTCTGTGTACCAAGTATTGTTTGCAGAGCTACAGTGGCAGTAGAAACTCCATTATTAGTAAGTTTTACTCTTACATATTTGGCAATTCTAGCCGCTTTATGAGGGGTTCCAGTATTGGCTGTAATAACAAAAGATAATGCTCTATGAACCGTGCTACCATCTGTAGAGAACTCTATTAAAAGCGTTGCATTCTGTGTGATGTAAGTCATTACATTAATATCAGAATAATTAGTAACATTTTCCCAAGTTCCAGTAAACGTTGCAGATGAAGCTAAATTTGAGTTAGAACTATTATATGTTGAAACCTTATCATTAGAGAGGATATTTACATTAGACGGAAAAATACCTTTTAATAAATCAATACCATCGGAAATAGATAAATCATTAGAACCATCATTTACAATAACATCACCAGAACCAACATTAGTAATAATGTCACTAGATGCTGCCCACAATAAATAATCTTGAGCAGGAATTGTATATTGTGTAGGAGAAGCAGGAAGTGATATTCCTGTATCAGAAATATTAATAGGACTTCCAGTTTGATTTTTTAATATTTTAGACATAAGCTTCTCTTAAGGAGTTAAAGTACCTTTAACAATTAGTCCACATAAAACATTTTTAGCGCTTCCAGAACCAATTTTAGCTGCAATTTGTTTTCCATATGCAACAGAAACATTTGTTGATAGACTTCCACTCCTAGCTGCAGTTATAGTTAATGTAGTTAAAAGAGTTAGATTAATTTCATTTCCATCATGAGAATATAATTCAACCGTATAAGTATTTACATCCTCATTATTTGACCATATTTCAGTAATATAAGCATTATATAATGAAATATTTCTACCAGCTTTATTACTTGGAACAGTTTCATTTAATAAATATGTACTAGCTGGTATATTACCAGATCTACCGAAACTAAATCCTGGGCTAGCCGAAGATGCGGCTGAGCTTTTTAATTCATCAATTGCAGCTTGAACATCAGTCGCAGTTAGCCCACTAGTAGTATTATCATACGGAGTTGATTTAGCTACTTCAGATTGAAAAAATGGAGATCTACTCATTATCCAATCTCTTGTATAATAGCAGTTGACGAACCAGTAGCAGTTATAAGAAATATCGCAACAGAATCTCCAAACGGTAAAGATGCCACTTGATTTTTAGCTAATCGAATTCCTGTAGAAGAAGTTACTCCAGAAGGTCCATAATAAATATCATTATTACCGCGATTTTCTATTATAATCATCTGGCGACCATTTAATGTTGATCCACCAACCTTAGCTTCAGTTTGTGAAGTTGTAATGTTAATAGATGCTGCTAAATAATTGGAATTATTTACATCATCGAATTGACCTGATTGCGAAATTCCCATTATTCTTTAGATTTCTTAGATTTAGAAGACTTAATAGGCTCTTCAGTTTTTACAATAGAAACTGGAGGTTGTTTTAATTCATTTAGGCGTTTAACCCAAAATTCAAATAAACGAAAGAAGGCGAGCGCTTCCTCGCCTTCCATCTCGAACTTACCCCGGCGCAATAGCTTAAGCGTATTTTCAATAGCAACGATTTCAGGGTTAAGTTGTTTATTCATATATTATTAAGCAAGCTCCATTACACGAACGTCTTGACCGGCAGTACCAGAAATTGCATGAAGATTGATACCGGGACCAATATCCAACTCAATAGATCCGCCAGCAAAAAGTTCAATACCACTAGCAGTAGTTACGCTAGCATCGCCAATATAAACCTTCTTAGAACCAAGATTTTGAACAAGAATTCGTTTACGGTTAGCTAGATCAGTTGCAGCTAGATCGGTTGCAGAAGTTCCAACTGAAACAGCAGCATATGCCATAGACTGATGAGTATCATTCATCCATAGACGACCTAGTGCATCAGTCTTAAATGATTGATAATCACCACTAGCTGAAGTTGAAGAAGCTAATGTATCTTGACGTACTGAAAGAGTATAAAGACCAATATCCCCAGATGAATGAGCTGAATCTTCAGCATAATCACCGGGCATATCAATACTAGCAGCTACTCTAAGTTCACCGGCAGCATTTACTTGAAGTGGCGAATAATCACCATCTGTTGAAGTTAATGAACCACCAGCATCATTACGAACTACTAGACCAAGAACACCAATATCACCAGAAACATGAGCTGAATCTTCAGCATAACCAGTAAGGCTACCAGGAAGCGAAAGAACATCAACCTGTAAATTACCATCTACGTCAGTCTTAATAGCTTGAACGTTAGTTCCATCATAACCAGCAATTACTGCTTGGTTAGTTGGGAGTGATCCACCATCAGCTGCGCTAAAATTAACAGCCACCTTCATAATACCAGCTGAAGTTACAGCAATTGGAGAATAATCCCCATCAGCAGACGTCAGTACAGCATTACTATCGTTTCTAACACCAAGAATGAAATTACCGAGAGCACCTGAAGAATGAGCTGAATCTTCAGCAAATTGACCAGGCATACTAGCAATATCAACGTCACCGATGTTATTATTACCAGAAGGAAGAGCAGCAGTTACAGCAACTTCAGCCTGACCAGAAGCAGTAATTGATAGAGTTTCAGTACCATCAGAAATGGCAATGTTATCTTGGGCAGCATCCAAATCTCTGATATCAAGATCTGTTGCAGTTACAACTAGACTAGTGTTAATAATATTAACATCTAATCCATCTTTACCGCCGACATTGGTATGAGTAAGCTCAGTACCATCGGCGCTAATTAGATATGAACCAACGTAGTCAGAATTAGCTGCGTCTGCTGGATCAAATACTAATTTATTTTTATTAATCATTTATTTCCCCTTTATTAAAAGCATCATTGCTTTCATATATAGTTGTTAACTCCATGTAATTATTTCTAAAACCTGAGTATTTTTATTAGCTTGGAAATACATTGTCAATGATGAAGTTAAATTCAAATTATCTTCAATATACTCAGAACCAATTGGAATTAATATATAATTTGTTCCAGATTGACCAGAAACGTAAGCAATATTTAATTGAGCATTTCCGCGAATCTTAACACAAATACGTTTAGTACCAGCGGGAATTGAAAAACTCTGCTCAACAGCAGCTGTAGGTATGCTAATATTTGTAATTACTGGAGTATTTACAGTAATATCTAAATTAGCAACATTAACATCTAATGCTTCTTTAGACCCAATTGTAGTTACTGTAACTTTCTTAGAACCATCTTCATTGGCAATAGCAATATTATCGCCATCTGCAGCATCTACTTCAACCTCTACTTCAGTATCTACAGCAGTTACAGTAACTTGTGCATCTACACGATGACGATCTGTAGATTCGTCAAATCCTCGTTGAAGAATTTGATTGGAATCTAATTGACCGGCATTTAGATTAGTAGGAGCTGGCACAATTTAATCCTTTAATAAAAAACAAGCTAAAAGTAAAATATTAAAACTTAAACTAACGAAAAACAAAGGCGCAAAATAGTTAAAAGCCGCTGGCTTAAATCGAACTTTACGATTATTTTTAGACTTAAATTGTATAATCTTACAGTCATTTTGCATTAGAAAGTACTCTAAATTTACGAATTCTTTCAGATTTTTCTAATTCTTTAGGCGTAGGTTTAGAATATTGACCATAAAGCCATTTATGAGCTGCAACGTCTTCTGGATTATTTTTAAGTAATTTACTCGCTAGGGTTTCAGCTAAGCGCTTTTGAAGTTCTGGATTTTGTTCGAGTTTTTTCTGAACGTCCTCTTTAGGCATATTCTGAAGTTCATTTACCGAATATTGTCGATCTAGGTCTTGAGCGGTTAAAGGCATTAATCCATAGTTACCAACCGCAGCAGTTCCCTTATGCATTCCGGCTTTCATTGGAACATGTTCAGTATTCTGCCCACTATTACTTTCTAACTCAGCAATTTTCTTTAGAAATTGCTGTAATTGATCAGCTTTATATTCTCGAACATCCATGTAATTAGGAGTTTTATAATCGTCCATTAATTACTCACGTTTCCCATAGACTGTTGTTGAAGTTCAGGATTAGGTAATACTCCAGCAGGAACTTGAGGCATTTCAGGATTCTGCTTATTTCCTGCTTCAGCTAATTCAGTTTTACCTTGTTGAGGAGGTCCACCCTGAGGAGGTTGCTGCCCTGGTTGACCGGGAGGTCCCATAGGAGGAGCGGGCTCCATCCCGGGAGGGGGAAGGGGTTGCTGACCAGTTAACATTAATAGTCTAGGATCCGTATTAGTTAACATGTCAATATGACCCTGTAAGTGATCCATAACAATACGAGTTACCTGTGGATTCATGCGAATATCTGGATCATCAAGAACGGCTCTATGTTCTTGAATATGGAATGCATGTAAGTCAGTAGGTGCAACAATTGGGTTATTACCTTCAGCTAACCACTCATTCTCACGACGAACTAGAAGTTGCTGACTAATATCACCTTCAAACATTAGATCTAAGCGCCCAGTATTAAGTACTTGGAAATATTGAGTAGGATCCTTAATAATACCCATCTGCATCATTTGCTCAGCCATTTGAACACGACCGGCAATTGTACGAGAAAGGGGGTTACCAATATCTACTACAACACGATTAATAGATTGAAGATCTTCTCCAGTAAATTCCTTAAGAAGCATCTTGTTATTTTTACCAACAAGAGCAGCAACTTTCGGAGTATTTGCATAATCTTTAAGAATCTGAATAATAGCAGTGCCGGTATCTTCTACAAGACGAACATAAGACTGCTGAAGACCAGAAACGAATTGAAGCGCCATAGATTGAACTAGAGCAAGAGCAGCTCCAGACTTAAGAGAAGCTTCAGGTTGACCGCGTGCTACTGAGTTAACTCCCGAAATAGTTTCAGCAGATTGAATTAACATATCTAGAAACTTAAATACTTCTGTAGGAGTTTCAGTTAAGTTTAGAGGCTCAGGTTTACTATTACCTTCAATAATATTCATTGAACCATGTAGACTATCAATAGAAATATCAGAACCACGTTGAACGAATAGGTTCTGAACACCGAACGCGCTCTGGTTAGTCATAATGGTTGAATATAGACCATCAATACCCTGTTGAATTGGAAATACATCAAACATTGGTGAATAACCATAAGGAGTTCCAAGGATTTCACCAGCAGATACGCGGAAAATAGGCATTAGACGGTAAGGAAGTGGCGTATCGAGCATTACGGTTTCGGTGTCGGCAAAAAGCATATACCGACCTTGAGGCATACTTTCAGTCTTTTTATGATAAAACTCATATACAGGAATATCATCAGTATTATCATTGGATAGAAGAGCCATACGATAAATGGAGTTATCTGATTTAGAAGGAATACCCTTAAGATTGTCGGCTAGTTCAGGATATTTAGCCATGAGATCAAAGCGATTTTTAAAGGTGCGGATCATATACCAGTCAAGCTTATGAGACTCGCGGGATCCATCGAACACTACATCGAATGGTGAAAGATTAGTAAATTCAATCTCCCCTTCTTTAATTTCAATACCATTTTCATCGATATCATATACATCACCAGATGTAGCATTCCACTCCATCTTAATGAACCCGGCACCTAAAATAATAGCCATCTCAACTGCGGTTTTAAGAGCATCCTCAAGATGCTTTTCACGCATATAATAATCAAGAATACCATTAGCTAAATATGTTTGAGCAATTGATTTATAATCACTATTAATTGCACGAGCTTCCATCGTAGGACGGGAAGACGTAATCATCACAAAGATATGCTGTGCAAGGTTACGGAAGTGATTTACGTGTAAACTTACTAATTCTTCCTGTTCACCAGTAAAACTAATCTGATGACCCCCACCTACAGATACTTCAAAACAGCCGTGGTATACTCGCCACATTCTAGCAAGTTTTTCAAGGTAGAAGTTAGCTTCTAATACGTTATAGAATGACTTAGATTTAGCTAAAAGGATTGAAGCAGTTTCTTTAGCATCTTTAGCAGCAAAGTAAACTGAAGTATCGCTCATTCCTAACATATTTGATTTATTACTCATATTTTATTTCCTTTTTCCAAAAACTTTATATAAAGCAGCAACAGATTGAGAACGACGTTGATCTCTAGCAAATTCCGCATTCTTAACAAATAAATCTCCACCACCTAAGTCATAATTTGCGGGGTACGGGTTCTTACTATATGAAATTGCTCTAGTCATGTAAATTAAAGCATCTACGAAATCATAATGACCATTATCAGGCGAACGCCCAAACGTTTGTTTATTTTTAGCTGATGACCATTTAACGTTATCTAAATGACGAATTAAATGCTTACAACGTGGATTTATAATGATTTTTCCACCACCAAGAAGAGAACGCATGTTATTAATCGCCGCTTCCTTATCATCTTTACGGGTAGATGAAAAGCTAACTTGACCATGAGATTTTAAAGCAATCTCTTGAGTAACAATTAAATTAATATCTGATACTCTAAGATATGGTTTTTTAACTTCATTAGTTAGCGGATTAACCCAAAGTTCTTCCTCTTTAGCTTTAATCATATCGGTTAACTTACCGATATTCATATCTCTTTTAGAGAAATCCGCTTCTAGTTCATCTTCAATAATAATCTTATTAGCCCGGAAATCATAATAACCAAAAAGTACAGCAGTTAAATCAATTGCACCTAAATCCATTGCAACGTAGCTATCAAAGTAAGGAGGTCTAGGCCACTCTCTAATAATTATACTTTTAAGCTCATCTGTGAATTCTGGAATTACAGCAATAGACTCATCTTTAATTAACTCGCACATACACTCTCTACGAAATCCAATATCTTTTTCACGTAGAGGATATTCAGAAATATATTGTTCTACTTGTTCGGGAGTTAATCGAGGATTATCATATAGAGTCTTCTTAATAAGAGTACCCTGTTCCATTGCTCGTTCAATATAAGCAATGAAATCATGGTCCATATTCTGAGGAGGAGTTCCAGCTAATAGGATCTTACCGTTAGTGGTAAGAGTAGTAGGAAGTAATACAGATTTAATAGCATAGTCTAAACTAGATACGTCCTGAGCCTCATCGATAATTGCAATATTGGCACTACCACCGCGAAGCTTATCTACATTCTTATTCTCGGATCCGGCTAGCTGTAATTCTGCCCCATTAGGGAAGTAATAAATAAAGTCTTGAGTTTTAAACTCAGGCTGTAATTCTTTAGGACAAGTTTCAAGAAGATCGCGAATAAGAGGACGAATATTAGTTTGTACCTGTAAACGAGTAGGAGATACAAACTTTACAATAGCTTTAGGATTCTTTAAACAAACTTCTAGAGCTAATACACAAAGGGTTCTAGTCTTACCGGAACGGCGAGCAAGAAGCCAAGTTTGAATCTTATGATCAGATTCATGGAATAGCTTATAAAGTTCTTTCTGATTGCGATCAAGAAGCCACTGAAGCGAACCCCTACGCCATAGCTCGGCAAGAGCTTCGGATTTACTAACTTTAGGAGTTGCCTTTTCAGCCATTATTCAACCAGCTTTAGAAGTTCAGCTTCAGATACAACTTCTACTGTAGCCTGAAGTGGTTTATCTTTAGCTGCTTCTTCTTTTAAAATTCTATTATAAAGCTCAACGCGCTTAGCTTCGTCAGTATCTAATTCACGTTCAAATGATGCATCTTTAAGAAGTTTTAATTGAATCTGTGCAATAGTTTTAGCATCATCCATCATTCCAAGATTGATTGCTGGATTACCTAAAATAGCTGCTGGAGCACCACCAGCGCTAGCCTTCATTAATTCTTTATTCTTACCTTCAAGTTTTTCAACTTTTTCAGTTAACTCTTTATTCTTTTGAGTAAGAGTTTGAATCTGCTTCATCTGAGCAGAACAAAAAATTTTCAACTCTTCAACTGAATTATATTTTTCTAACATTTTTTCAATGTTCATAATTATTTAGCTGGGCGAAGTCCTTGGCTAATTTTCAATGAAGAAATTGCAGATTTAATATCTTCTACATTCTTATTCTGATCATTCTGCTTAACTTCTAAGTCATTTAAACGATTAGTTAATTCTTGAATTTGTTTATTCTGAATTTGGCTATTGTATAGAAAATGTGCTCCAGCTAATACTAGGATAATAAGAGCGTCTGAATAATTAGAACCTAGAATTGCGAGCTTAGCGGTATATCCGCCAAAAAGACATAAAAGAAGAGCTTTATCGATATTACGCATACGACCTCTAAGTGTTTAATATAATTGCTGAAGTTGTAAATCGTGATGACCTTATTGTAATTGCCTTAATGCGGCTGTGTCCGTTGATTTAACTCTTCAAATACAGTTGTTAAATAAATAACAACTTAAATACAATGCTTCCAGAACCAATATGTAATATCTGCTTATGTTATATGCTCGAAGATCCGAACAATCTCGGATGGTTAAAATGCTTAAGCTGTGATTTTAGAAAGAAAGGAAAAAACTCAATGATTACAATAAAAGAGCTATTAGGGGATGTTAAATTAGAGGATCTCCCTGAAGATTATAGAAAGAATGCAGAAGAGCTACTTCGTAGAGTTAATCTATTCCGTAAAGAATATGGACAACCGATGTATGTAACTAGCGGATATAGATCGCCAGAGCACAATGCTAAAATAGGCGGATCCAAGGCATCTGCTCATATGAGTTGCCAAGCTATCGACTTTAGAGATGGGGATAAGAAACTAAAGGAATTTATAGCTAATGATCCGGCTATATTAGAAAGATGTGACCTGTATATGGAACATCCCGATGCGACTTTGACATGGATACACCTACAGAGTAGACCAACAAAATCAGGTAATCGCGTTTTTAAGCCTTGAGTTGTTTATACAATTTTCTATAAGCAAACTCTGTGGGCAACCCTACTTTAGCTTCTTCAGCAAAAAACGCTTCAAGAAGAATACGAAGCTTATTACATAGATTTAAATACCGTTCTCCAGCTTCTTGTATAAAAATAGGATCAGTATCAGATTTATCTAAGTCCTTGATAACTTTCTGTAATTCGTGTAATTCAAATACATAAGCACTAATCTCTAAATGAAGCTGAAGGATTTCATCGGTCATTCTTCTAAAGCCCTCTTAATTGTCATTCTAACCGCAGTTTGCTTACGATGACATTCTCCGCATACTAATCCATTCCATAGAAGACCATCCTCACCCTTCCACTTAGGAGTTTTACCTACCTTCTTCTTGTAGGTTCCTTCACGGATTCTCTTCTTCTTTAACCCACAGATTTTACATTGTAATTCGTGATTATCGGGTGCTCTATCCGCCATTAGTTACACCTATTCACTATATCCTCTAATACCTGAGCATTTTCAACTTGTTCAGATAGATTTACATGACTAGGATACATATAATGTTGAGCATTATCAGAATGAGGACGATAAATCACACAATGAGCTAATTCATGATCCATTAATTGTTTACGATCAGCTTCCGTACGCCAGGGGTCATTCCACCAATCAGGATCAATCTCAATCCTATAGCCATTAATCTTCTGATAACAAAGTCCAATAATTCCATCGACTTGAGGCTTAAACTTAATCTGATAAAATGGACTACTATTGTAATCATCAGGATGACAATTTGCCTCAACTTTACGATAGTATTCTTTTACATAAGGCTCAAATTCTGGCGTAACCGACCGAGCACTAACTCCAAACAAAGTCCAACAGAACGCAGTATATACACAAACAAACGTAGTAAAAGCCTTAGTCATTATCATAGCTTACCCATAAATTTAAGGATACAAACACAGGTACAATAAGCAGGATTAGAGCCTTTATATTCGGCGCAATTACCCCAATCCCCGTAGGCAGCCCTCCAAGTACCATCCTCTAAAGACAATACATACGTCTGTTGATTGCGTTCGGCTATACGCCGAGCCGCATAAAGCGCTAGATTCACATCTTCACAGTAGTTATCCGGGGTAGATGATGTAATAGTATACAAATGACGTTCATAGTCAGGAATAGCATTTAATAGATCTTGAGCATCATTATAAGATAACCCAGATTCTACAATACGAAACTCACAACGAAAGTCGTATCTTTTCTCTTCACCGAGAATTGACTCAATCTTCTTATTTATATCTTTATGATTTAACATAACATCCACTATAACACACCTATAAACATAAGTCAACGAGATTCTCTAAATCGTATTAACTTATAACCCTTAGTCTTATGATATACCTTTGTAAGCTCATTATCACAATATCGAAGCGCATTAACCTGACCGGGGTATGTCTTACTCAACCACTCATCAGCTTCAATCATATTATCAAATATACCAACTACAATAGCCCCAATAGACGTACATTTTATCGTAACATACACCAGGGGCATACGTCTAAGAAGATCGCGGTAATCAGCCATTATAGTCTTATAAACCTTATATTGTATGTTGTTATATTTACCGGTCATATCAAGATAACTAGTTTGTTGAAATAGAAGAACAGCATCAGCTCGAATGGTTATATCAGATTGAGGGGAATCGTACATCTTAAGTACTTCTAAAGATAGTGCATTCCGGTTATAAGCATTCTGTAATAACTTATTGGAATGTATACCTCTACGTAAATCAGTTACAATTAGGGCTAATTGATCTATTGCATTACCATTAGACCAATGGAGGGATGCATTATTTAAGTCATCTTTAATGACATATATACAATATAAGGGGAATTCTAATAGGTTATTTAATAAAGGCATAGCTCTAGCGAGGCTTCGTCATACGATCCTCTGAAAGTATGGTACATACTTGTTCTAATACAGCATTAAGGCAGCGAAAGCGATAGCCGTATGCGGTACATACTCAATTACAAGACGAAGCAACTTTATATCAGTCTAACGCATTTTCAAAAAAAATACAAGACTAACTCAAGAATTACTTCATCAACTAAACTCAGTCGTAAAGTCTGACTGGTAAACTCAGGGTACATAGCTTTTCCCTTATTAAGGGTAGGTAGTATAACCTTTATGGATTCTTCGTAATCCTTGCTATCCCTGCTGTCGAAAGCCTCGCTCATAGTTGCCAAACACTAATACTAACGACAGGTCTTATTCAGAGAGTATCCGGTTGAGACAGACTCTCATCAATTAGAGTTGTTAAATTCTGAACAAAATACAAGTAAAAAATGAAAGAATTTTCTGTATTGTTATCAATAATATACAAATAGAGTAATATAATTACCTCGTTTCTAGGTTGTTATAATTCTCTAATAATTATAAAGGGTTATAAATACGTTTCTAGGTAGTAAGGAAAAGTCAAATTTGTGAGTGATATTAGCAATTTGCAAGTGCATGTCAGAGGTATGCCCCCCCCCCTACGTTGTCAGCGTCATTCTCGCTGTCTCTGATCAGCGTCTCTATGGTGTGAGATATCTCTCATCTACGCTATCTCTCATCATCCTTCTCTCTTCTCTGTCTCTCTCAGCGTACAGCAAGGCATACCGTAGACCATTCGCTATGTCCACTATTTTCCTCAATAATTTCACATACTTAATTTCCTCCTATGTATGCATTTTTTGTTTTTGTAAGTATCTGATTTTACAAGGGATTTATGGGTATGTCTAAGAACTTTCCATTCGTCTACTAGTTCTACAGTTTTTATTCCTTAATGAATTCGCTATCTTACAAACCGATTCAACTACTTC